AAAAAAAAATATAGATGAAGATACCTCTTTTGAGCTGTCCACTGAAATATTCATAATCAGGGCGCTTGAAAGGGGTATTGCTTTATCTGATTTTGACAACCTGACAATTGGAATGATTATGGACATACTTATTACAGGAAATAACGAGCGGGTGCAAGAAACTGATGAAACGAGACTCGCCAATCAATCAGACTTTGACAATTTCTAAAGAAGGGGGTGAAAGTCTATGGCAAATAAGATTAAAGGTTTAACTATTGAGGTCGCTGGTGAAACTACCCTTCTTCAGAAGTCTATGGCAGACGTTAACAAAAGCACTAGAGATTTAAAGTCTGAATTGAGGGATGTTGAAAGGCTCTTAAAATTAGACCCCGGGAACACTGAACTTATCGCACAAAAACAAAAGATTCTAGCAGATTCGATTGACGGGACCAAAGATAAACTCAATCAATTGAAGGAAGCAGAAAAACAAGCGCAAGAGCAATTCAAAAAAGGCGAAATATCGGAAGAACAATATCGCGCGTTACAACGTGAAGTTATAAAGACAGAAACGGAACTCAAGAAGCTGGAAAGCACCTCAAAAGACTTCGGAACAAACCTAACTAGAGATTTAAAAGACGCCGGAAAATCTATGCAGGACTTCGGCTCAAAAGTAGAAGGGGCAGGCAAAAAGTTTGCGCCGGTTTCCGCTGTTGCCGGTGGCGCATTGGCTGGCATTGTTGGACTCGGAATCAAGGCCGCTAAGTCAGCCGACGATATCAACACACTCGCAAAACAAACCGGGCTATCGACAGATCAGATTCAAAAATTCCAATACGCTACAGAGTTGATTGACGTACCTCTTGAAACCTTAACAGGCTCAATGTCTAAGCTTACAAAAAACATGGGAACAGCTAGAGACGGAACAGGAGCGGCTGCGGAAGCGTTTGACCTTTTGGGAGTTAGTGTTACAAATAGTGACGGTACCCTTAGAAGCAATCAAGATGTATTCACAGAAGTTATCGCAAAGCTTGGCGAGGTCGAAAACGCAACAGAGCGCGACACAATCGCTATGGATTTATTCGGTAAGTCAGCACAAGACTTGAACCCACTTATATTAGGTGGAGCGGATGCGCTTAAAACGTTAGGCGATGAAGCCGAAGCCGCTGGACTGATATTGTCTGAGGATGCGTTAAACAGCGCCAATGAATTCAATGACGCGATGGACACGTTAAAAGCAAAAACAGCAGGACAGTTCGCGGCGGTGGGCGCAGAAGTTGCAACCATGCTTATTCCGGTACTCGAAACCCTTGGCGATACACTGAGCAAAGTCTTAGAATGGGTTGGAAGTTTGGATGCTGGCACACTTCAAATGATTATGACTGTTTTAGCAGTTGTGGCCGGTATTGCACCACTATTGATTATTATAGGCAAGGTCATAACGGCAGTTGGAGTTATAACATCAGCTTTACCGGTGTTGGGTGCGGCGTTTGCTGTTATCACTGGACCAATAGGATTGATGATTGCAGCAGTGGCGGCGGTAATTGCAATCGGCGTCCTTCTCTATAAAAACTGGGACGCTATAAAAGCGAAAGCAAAAGAATTGTGGGATAACCTCAAAAACACATTCAATTCCATCAAACAGGCAATCTTGGCACCTATCACAAGCGCCATCGACACGCTCAAAAACATCAATCTTGTAGACATCGGAAAGAACATCATCGGCGGATTAATCAACGGTATCAGTTCCATGATTGGCAAAGTAAAAGAGACGGTTGGCAATATAGCCGGAGCGGTTACAGGTGGCGTCAAGTCATTGCTTAAAATCCAATCGCCATCAAAAGTCATGGAAGAAATGGGTGAGTATACAGGCGAAGGGTTCGCAAATGGTATCGAGAACAGTTTGAAAGGCATTTCGAAGCAAACGCAAGCCATGAGAGATGTAACTACAAGTGCAGGAAGTGGGACGAGCGCTTCAAATTCAAATACAAGTAATTCATTCAAGAACAATTTCAACATATCACAATTAATTGTAAGAGAAGAAGCAGACTTAAAAAAAGTAGCTAGAGAACTGTATAAAATACAAGTAGCAGGCGCGAGGGGGTGATGAAGTGGGATTTACATTTAATGGTCAACACAGTAACGCTTTCGGAATTTTTTATAAAACCGAATTAATCCCAATCATCCCTTCAAAACGTTCTGAATCTGTAGAAATACAAGGTTTTGATGGCTTGCATGTGTTTGAAAGCGACTACAATAACATACTAATATCTTTAGCTTGCGTTACAGTCGGGACTAAAGTTTTGGATAGAAGAAAAAAAGGCAGAGCGATAGCAAAGTGGCTTTCGGATACAGGCAAACTGATATTTGACATTGAAAAAGATATAGAATATCAAGTGGTAAAAATCACTAGCGATATAAACGCCGAAATGAGTGGTAATGTCGACAAGTTCAACATTGTATTTGAATGCAGTCCAATACAGACACAAACATATTACAACGATTCAATAACGTGGGAAGAAGCAGACACAGCGTGGGCCTATATGAATATTCCTTGGGCAGGATACCCTAGAACATTTGAGGTATCAGGGCCTGGAACAATCACAGTTGAGAACGCCGGAACCTATAAAGCTTTACCACTCATAATTATAACAGGTACATCAGCAAGTGCAGTTGTCGGACCGATCACTATTACCAACTTAACAGGAACGATCTATGTGGATTGCAAAAACAAACTCGTATATAGCGTGAGTGGTGGCGCAAAGGTGAATCAATTGTCAAAATTCAGCGGCGACTTTGTAACACTCGAACCTGGATCCAATTTATTGAATGTAAGCGGAACAATGTCCGTCGAGTTTGACTATAAAAATACATTTATATAGGAGGTCAATTTGTATCCTAAGTTAATGAGTAGTGATGGCCAGCAATTGGCCATCCTTGACAACATTATAAAGGACAGTGCGCGCATAAAACGTGTGGTCAATGGTGAATTTACATTCAGCTTTGAAGCAGTTGAAAAAGAACTCAAAAGCGAATACTTTAATCCGGACAACAATTTAGTAGTAGGTGGCCAAACGTTCGACATTAAGTATACCGAACAAACTCATGACGTTGGAATTGTATATAGGATCGAATGTGAACACGCCAATTACAGGCTTAGGGATGGGGAAGATAATATTTTTCCTTCTTACGCGTTCACAGGAACGCCGGCACAGATATTGACCAACATATTGACGGGAACGGAATTTAATGTTGGAACAGTGGATTATACGGATGAGGTAATTGTATTAGTGAACGAGGAAATAACACGCAAAGACCTGATCTATCAACTTGCAAATCTTTTGGGAGGAGAAATCGAGTATACAAACCTGGGCTTTACAATTAATTTGTTGAACTCAATCGGTCATGATAACGGTTTCGAAATAAGACTTGGCAAGAATTTAAAAGGGATCACAAAAACAGTTGATTCGAGGGGTGGACTTAAGACCTATTACAACGTCAATATCGTTGAGTTGAAAAACAGTAATGAGTACATTAAAAAAGGGCTCCAAGATTTAGAGGTGATTGAAGTAGGCGACACGGTCAGGGTTATAGATGAATTGATGGGGATCAATGTAGTGAATAGGATTTTATCAATTGAATATAACCCGATTTTCGCAATGAATACTTCGCTTGAAATTGCAAACACAATTGAACTTATCACGGATAAAATTAATCAAATAGAGACGCAATCCATTAAGCGAGCAGACATAATTTATGGCGTTAGAATCAATAGTGATGTTGGTCTTGAAATCGAACGTAAAGACAAACTTGGAAGAACAATTTTGAACGCTGATGAGTTTCGGATGCAAAAAGGAAATGGAATCGGAGGTTACACGGATTCGTTATATTTCGATGCTATTAATCAACGTTATATTTTTACAGGCAGGCTTGAAGCGAGTGAAGTTGTGGGTGGCACCATAGAAGGTTCTACAATCACAGGCGGAAATATCAACGGTACAAATATCAACGGTGGAACAATCAACATAGGAGCATCAAACGCTATTGAAATAACGTCATCGGGAGGTTTGGGACTTTTAAAAATTGGTGCAACTTCAATGCAAGCGTCAGGCAGTTTTGTAGCTTGGAATGGCAGCGGGCTCGGATTGAACTTCTCCACGCTTATGAAAAACGGTCAAGATATAGCAACACTGTCAGACATACCAAGTATATCGGGAGCGAGTGGAAGTTTTACAACAGCGGACGGTAAAACAGTAACAGTGTCTAACGGTTTAGTAACATCAATAATGTAAGGAGGTACACGTGGCAACGATAAATCAAATATCGGGCAAATCTGATATAAAAGACAGCTACACAACGATTTACAATAACGACAATGCTATAAACATACAAGCAAATCAAACAAAGCTAGACCTAGAATCACTTGATGATCAAATCAACACGAGAGTTGACAATCACGTTGACGGATCGGCAGAGAAACACAAAGCGTTAGATGTAACTTTTGAGCCTACGCCAACCATTCCGGAAACGGACGCACAAAAAGCCATCGAAAAAGTAGACCAAAGAATTGCAAACGTGATCTCATCCGACGGCACAAGTGACGCAGAAGTTGTGGATGCTAGAAATTCAAGCAGATACGGAATCTTTCCAAATTTGAAAGAAAGATTAGATACCCACGAAAACGCAACCATGCCGCACATTCTATTCAACGCCAAAGATGGCAAGCACTACAAATACGGCGAGCAGATCTCAGCTGAAGGTAAGCCGCAATTGATATTCGAGGAGGTATTATAAAATGCCAAACATATTAAATAAACCCAGCGAAGAAACGCACGTCAGAATCGCAGAAGCACTCGAAAAAATGGCGATAGGCATGATTGAAGCGGACTCCACCGGATCACCTGGTTCAAAGTTTATCGTACAGGGCAACAGAGACGCTGGATTCTTGGGCTTCGTTCCTGCGGCAAATATATTTACAGGAACAGAGTTGGCCACTCTGTGCGGAATCACAGCGGGAACAGCCATCAACACTGACGTCGCATGGATAAAGTACATCTACAAAGGCAAGATTAGGTTCACACCACTCAGAACGCTCAGACACTCTATAACATGGGATGCCATATACAACGCTGCCTGCGTGCACGGTAACGGAACTATCGGCACGTTGCCACCTGCAGGAAGAATGGGCACAGGTCTCACAATCGACGGAGCTGACAACTCAATCAACACAACAACCCAACACTTCTTAAGCGGAACAGACTCAAGCGACACCGTGGCCGCAGTAGGCGACTCAATCACTTTGGCAGGCTTAACGAACGCGGCAAACAACGGAACTGCGACGGTGGTTTCAATCACAAACACAAAAATTGTCGTATCGGGCAAAACGCTTGTGACTGAAACAGGCAAAGCAACTGGAAAAATATACAAAACCTCAAACGGAGTCGTTCAAAACAAAGTCATCAGCAAAAGCGGAATCAATTTCAAAGTAATGCTGATGGAAGGATTTGAAAACGATCCTCTTGCTTCCGCGGCGGCAGACAGAGATGCGATTGGCTCAGAGTGGAACAAGATCATTTTACCGCTTCACGAAAAAGCGAAACTTCAAAACTGGAGCTACCCCGCTTATGCAGGGCAAACAGAATACTGGGGAACGAATCTAAGTGACTTTGACTTGATGACACTTTACACATTAGGCTCCGGATCGTATTCATGGACAAAAGAGGTTCAAGACGCGACGTCATGGCGGCGTGGCATCCGCGGGTACCTTGGTGCTTCCGGCGCGTTTTGGAATCACTCGTGGGTTGTGAGTTCGTCTTTCGGCTGGCGTCCCGTGTTGGAAGTTCTGTAATCTGAAAGGCGGGCAAAGGGGTTGCGCAGGCAACCCGCCGCCTAATATTTTAAACAAGGTGGTGTTTTTATTTATCTAATTGCATTTGAAAAGTCGAAAAATTTGTTGTTAAAACTATACCCTACATTCCAGAACTATCCAAAACACGAAAGACATTGCATTGTAAATGAAATTAGAAAAAACTTTTACGAGCTCATCACCAACATATCGCTTGGGGAAAATGTAAAGTCAAAAAGAAAAATTCATCTTCAAACAGCCGATGCGCATCTGCAAGTCCTGAAATTGCTGTTTGAGGTTTCTTACAGAAGAAAGTATATATCAAAAGGGCTTTACTACGACATAAGTACAGAAATGACAGAAGTGGGAAAACTAATAAACAGCTATATAAAAGCTGCTTAATAGATTGAGGTTTATCTTATAACGGCGTGGCAACCGCGGGAACAATGGTGCTTCCAACGCGAATTGGAATCACTCGTGGAATGTGAGTTCGAATAACGGCTGGCGTCCCGTGCTGAAAAAGCATAGATCGTATATGGCCAAGGCTGTAACGACAATGAATAAATTCAACAGAAGATAAATCTCTCACGCAAGTGTAAACACATAAAAAATGACGCGGTGCTGCCCCAGGGTCCCATTCGCATCGATTTGAGGAAAAGATGATCACAATTGACAAAATAACATCTGAAGAAAACTTCGAAAGAGCACATAGACAAACACTCTTAGGAAAAACAAAATACAACCAGGATGCGATAGACTTCAACCGCGACTGGGTGAATAATCTGAATCAACTCAGGCAAGAAGTTATAGATGGATCCTACACATTTGGAGATTACTACGAATTCACGGTTTATGAGCCAAAAGAAAGAATAATCAATGCACCTTGCTATAGAGACAAAATAGTACAGTGTGCAATCAACAACATCATGAAAGAATTTTATTTTCCAAGGTTCATAAGAGACAGTTACTCCTGCATAGACGCCAAAGGCACATTAGCGTGCGCCGACAGAGTGAGTAAATTTATGGCAAAAGCAAAATGGCGATATGGGAGTGAAGCACACATTATAAAAATTGACATTAAAAAATTCTTTTACACAATTGACAGAGAAGTGCTGAAAAACATAATTAAAAGAAAAGTCAAATGCGAGAAAGCACTTGAATTGATTTTCAAGGTGATCAACAGCGCAGAAAAGATATCTGATTTAGGGCTGCCGCTGGGGAACACTGTAAGCCAGATATGCGCAAACATCTATATGGATGTCGTAGATCAGTATGCCAAGAGAAGGATGTCAACCAAGTACTACGTCCGATATGCAGACGACATAGTGATCATCGCAGAAAACAAAGCAAAAGCAACGGTGATCCTCAACAAGCTGATCAGAGTGCTCAACGGAAAGCTGAAGCTAAATATCAACGTCAATAAAACGAAGATATTCCCAATTTCTCAAGGCGTAAACATGGTTGGATTCAAAATACATCCAACACATAGGTTGTTGAGAGACGACTCTAAAAAGAGAATAAAAAGAAAACTTAAAAAGTTCCCAAAACTTATCTCCAAATCAAGACTTAGCGTTAGAAAAGCAGAACAAATGATAAACAGTTGGCTAGGCCATGCGAAGAACGCGTGCGTATTCAACTTCATCAAGTACTTAGTAAAAAGGTTTAACTACTTAGATTTCAGCATAATTAGCGGCAAATGGAAGATAAAACTGATCGAGGAGGCTTTATATGATTATTGTGGTTGAGGGAAAAATGAAACTGTCAGATGAATTTGTAACGTGCCAGGAGGAAACGAAACCAATTGGAGAAGAAGGCAAGTCATGGTGGGAAGAAACTTGCGCGATTCACGGTTACGATTTTGAATTCTCTCCGGCGGTATACCCACAGGACGTGCTGACCAGATTCGAAGAGGTCAAAGACATGGATCCTAAATACAAATTCGCTGCAGAGCTGTATGTAAGGGATGGATTCGTGGCACCAGACATCGAACTGTTGATGGAAAACGCAAAACTAAGAGGTTTACTTTCCAACTTAACGGAAGTTGTGCTTATGGGAGGCATGCTATGAATGAAGCTAAATTGAGATTATGGCAGTTTCTGTACGACCAAGGAAGAGTGACGATCGAAAACATTCCAGCAGAATACAGAGAACACATCGTAGAGACTCAAGCGTAATTAGTTACGCAGAAATAGTTTAAAAGAGGTGAATATGATTGAATTTATAACAAAATACTGGTTACAAGTTTTCTTCGGAGCATCAATCGCGGTACTCAGCAAAACGATCCACGGCTACAAAAGCAAATACGACGCTTTAAAATGTAGCTTCAACGCGATGGAATCCGTAATGATAGAACTCTCAAAGTCCAAAATGCTAGACATCTATTATGAATACCGGGATGAGCAATGCATCCCACTTCACAGGTTGCAGAGTTTCGACGGACTATACAATGCATACAAAGCACTCGGCGGGAACGGAATCATCACGAAAAAGCATGAAGAGGTGCTGAATTGGGAGATTGAGGAGGATTGATGAAGAAGCCTAAGTTTTCTAAGCTACTCATAGCGGTTATCGTTGCGCTCAACATCATTTTTACATCAGCAGTATTGATAGTATTCTATCACACATCAAACGAACCTACGGCGCTTGTGGGGGCATGGTTTAGCTTTACAACAATAGAGTTGTTAAGTATAGCGGGAATCAAAAAGAAGAAAATTGAAAAGGAGAACGAATATGAATAATATCGATTGGAAAAGAAAACTCACCTCACGAAAAATGTGGGCTGCACTCGCTTCATTTGTATCAATGTTAGTAATCGCAAAAACGAACGATCAAAACGAAGCTGCACAAGTTGCGGCTTTAATCATGGCCGGCGCTTCTGTTATCGCTTACGTAGTCGGTGAAGGTTTGGTCGATGCGGCGAACAAAGAAACCGTCGTTTATTTAGACGACATCGACGAATAGGAGGACACATGAAAGCTGAACTGTTCATAGAAAAAGCACTCAGCATAACAAAACTGAAAACCGTGTACATGTGGGGGACATTCGGCTCAACGGTATCCGATGCCCTCATTAAGCAAAAGGCGAAGCAGTACCCCCGAAACTACTCCGCATCAAAACAACAAGCCCTTGCAAAACTCATAGGTACACACTACGCATTTGATTGCGTGGGCTTGATAAAAGGTATCTTGTGGGGATGGAACGGCGACCGGACAAAAACCTATGGTGGGGCAAAATACACCTCTAACAACGTCCCGGACATTGACGCCAACGTAATGATTAAGTCGTGCAAGAATGTATCACTGGACTTTAAAAACATCCTTCCGGGCGAAGTGGTATGGCTCCAAGGTCATATCGGTATCTATATCGGAGGCGGTAAAGTTGTAGAGGCTACCCCATCATTCAGCGACGGCGTTCAGATAACGGCGCTCGGTAATCTTGGCGACATAAAAGGCCTTCCTTCTCGCAAATGGACTTCACACGGTCAATTGCCTTGGGTGGAATACTCGGCGAAAGAAGAAGAATGGATTGGAATTCTGAAAAGCAAAGTAAATCAGCCGGATGATTGGATTAAGTTTGTTGAGAAGAACAAAAACGATCCAATGGGGAAATGGCTTCCGCAATTAATTATAGCGTTAGATAAATAGGCGTCCTTCGGGGCGTCTTTTTTTATTGCTTAAAATTTTATCAAAACCAAGTGGCGACAAATTGGCGACACCAAAAAACAGAAAAGCCCGAACCCAGTGTTTTCAACTGATTCAGGCTAAATGGTGCCGAAGGCGGGATTCGAATTTTATATCGATTTACATTTGATTCCATTTGTAAACGTGAGTAATTGCAACCGTTCCGCCGTA